TCCGGATCATAAACGGCCATGCCGTTGCGGCTGCCGGTCATCATCCCGGGCACTTTCCAGCGGCCGCCACTTTCATCAATCAAGTTTTTGATAGGCTCTAATATTTCCCAGTCAAAAATCCGGCCATAGTCTGGACCGGTTGCGGCTCGCAGTTCTCCGCCCTGCGCCTGATGTCCGTAAACCTTAATCAGTTCCTTGCCCCGGTTATACTTCAAACCCCATTGGATACAGTCCGCCGCAATAGGTGCAGGCAAGTCGCGCAGATATCCCGCGGGTGCGCCTGCTAATTGTGATAGCTGGCCAAAACTCCAATTGGTGGGGGTGTTGTTATGCTCGCGGCGATTGTCATCCGTATATTCGACAAAGATATTTCCCCGGCTGGGGTTTTCTTCGTCAAAGTCTCCGATGATTTTGACCTTGTGCGTGTCAACGGTGCGGCTTGTCATGCGCTGCGAATCAATCTTTTTGTGCGCCAGCATATCGTCAAGCGTCAAAAACTTTTGATCGTCGGGACGGTTAAACCATTGTGATGAAACTGCACTGTTTCCGATACCATGCGCGAAGGCGTTTGTGGTGTAAGTCATGTTATTAATCTCCGTAAAAGTTAAAAAGAACGGACCATTGCCCGGCCCGCTCTTATAATCTCGCATAAACCTGCATATGATTGCAAGCTTTATTTTCTAAAAAGTTATTCCGCCCCAATATCGCCCGCAACATGGTGCCGCACAATAGAACGCGGCGGCAGGCCTTTAACAAACCGCAAAAGCTTTTCCCCGTCGGTTTCATCCGGCTGCGCACCGTTTGCAGTATCATCCCACCATATCCGGCAATTACCGGCGTCCGCATAGCATCCGCCCTTAACGGTTAAATCCGCGGCTTTTCTTTTGCTGGGCCCATGCGCAGTAAATCCAATAATAAAATTGCGATCTAATCGGGCGCAAAGTGGATCACCGTTTCCACAATCTGCGCAGGATATATCCCGGATTTCTGCCGGACACCGCACAATCTTTGTATCAAAAGGGGCGGACTGGGTTTTGCGGCCCTGCCAATAATCCTCACGCACGACTAGGACAGAGGGAACACCGTTATAAATTGACGCCGCTGCCGCTGCGGGGCTTTCGGTTGAAAAGTTTATGACGGTCTTGCCCTCTTTTAATTTTTTGCCCCAGCCAAAAACATTTGGATCAAAATGCGAGTAAGTAAATGAAACACCTTTGGCCGGTTTTGCATCCAGCAACGCGTCAAGGTAATCGGCGTCAATCTTTTCGGTGCCTTTTCCGCTGCAATTCATTTTGCACGTGGTCGGGCAGGTCCCGTATTTCTCCCCGGTGCCCGCTCTATATGTTACCGCAATGCCCTTTGTTTTTTTGGCGCGGCTTAATTCAACAGTCTTTAACATGGTTTGCCCTCCGTAATGTATGCGACTTATCCCATACTATAGCGCAATAAAAAACCCGGCGTCAACCGGGTTTAATTTTATTATTTTTTACGTCGTTTGGGCGGATCTTTTAAATCGTCAACCGCGTCTTTTCCATAAAGTATTTTATAGAGCAATTCTAAAAGAAACATTTAACCCCAATCCTTTTGCCCGCCGTCGGCTTCCCCATCGGCATAACCTGCATGATAAGCCTTTAATTCAGACGGAGTTAAATCCGTCACGCAGGTCGCGCAGTTCCTAGTGCTTGTTCCGCCCGTAAAGTAATGAGGATCAACCGGTCGGTTATACCAATAGTCTGCCCGCCCGCGATCATATGGACCACCGTGTCTTTCATCATGTTTCATAATAATCTCCATAGTTAGTTAGGTCTAAGATATTATGCGATCATATGGGAGAAATCAAGCTCATTATTTTATCCCAGTCAAAATCCCCGTCGGACGAATAGACCGGTGCAACCTTCAGGCCTTCCATCTTTAAATCCATTGCGTCCTTGCCGTGGTACAAATAGATCATTTGCGGCTTTGTTTTGGTTTGCAGCTTACGGACCAAAACCCAAACGCTGGCATGACTGTGCGTTGTAAGCCAAGCGACTTGATGAGGTCGCAGGTCCACTGCGTTTCCAGAAGTCGCCTTTAATTCTACAAAATGAAACTTACCGGTTTCATCGCAGCATAAAACATCTGGGATGCCCGGCATGGCCCATGTTTCAATTCGGGTACTTTTCCATGTTCTCGGGCTCTTTTGCATCCCAGTCTTCATCAGCCTCCAAAAGTCGGCCTCGCGCTTTGTCGCGGTTCTGGGGATTGCTCTCTCCTTCGGGAGTAACGTCGATAGTGATCGGGGCATAACTTTGTTTAATCTCCTTCAGAGCGTTCAGCACTTCGTCCTTGCTCATCGAATCGATACTGCCATGACGGATTTCTGATTTGCTCACATAAATATCGCCTTGCGCTTGCCCCCGCCGATATTCTGCTTGAACGGCTGCCGAATAGGCTCCGTTGGTTAACGCTGCATCGCGGATGGTTTGAAGGTCGCGCAGATGCCGCTGGTAATTCACGCCAAACTTTTCATCAAGCTCGGCGCGATACGATTGTATAGCTGCCACCACATGGGGACAGATATTGGGATTAGTCATTTCATAAGCTCGGGTATGTGCTGATCCTGCCGGGTATCCTGCATTAATTGCAGCTTCCCGCATAGTGATCTGGCCATCCTTTGATACAAGCTCTTTTACAAAAAGCTCCTGCCGCCTAGTCAGGACCGCAGCTTTTGTTGATTTAGGTCGCCCGCCTTTTTTAGTTTTAGCGGGAGGGTTTGATTTAGCTTTCGACGCCATAGCAGTATCCTAGTTATTTGCAGATACTTTAACCCTAAAACAAGCCTCTTGTATATATAGCTACAAAAATAAAAAAAAATAAAAAACTTTTCAGACCCCCTTAACGCACTTCTGCCCCTTACGGTTACACAAACTCTGGTTACGTTACATTTTTAAAAACTACTTTGTGTTACTTCTAAGTCCCTATATATAAAGAACAAAACACCCAAAGTTACACGGTTACACCGGTTACGCCTATTTTTACAAAAAATATTTATTTTTATTTCTGGCTCTATATATAAGGGAACGCGTTTATTTGTAACCGCACCGTGGGCCGCGGGCCTCGGTCTTTATTAGAACGGCGGTTCTTCTCCATCCTGTTTTGGTTTCCAAGGCTCGTGTGCCGTGGGCTTTGAGGAGGGTAAGGTGTTCTTGGGTTTTGGTTCGAGGACGCCGATACGTTTAAGCTCGGCGTCCAGATGTGGTGGAAGGTTCACCAGTTGGGTCCGAAGACTTTGGCGAATATTTCATTAAGCATGATTTCGATTTCGAGGTCGGTCATTTTTTTCATGATACGAAGCTCGACACGATTGCTGCGGCTGCGCCTGCAACGATTGCGGTAACGACGGCCCGGACTAGGAGTTTATGTCGGACATACCACGGCTCGTGGTTCACGTCTTTCCAGACGTTATTTTCGAAGAGTGTATCGTGGGTTGTATTGAAGTCCACGGCTTCGGCCATACCGATTTCTTTGTGGGATGGTTTGCTGAACGTTTTGTTTGAGGCGGCGTACTTTTCTACTTCTGATTCTTTAAAGTGACGTACCCCTTTGACCATTTTTCCTTTTGGAAAGGGCATTGGGTTATTTTTGGTTGTTACTTTTTTGATATGGTATTCCAATTTTGGTGCCTTGATGCTGTATTTCAAACAGATTTCTTTTTTGGTGAGTGTCTTTGACATGATTATCTCCATAGTTAGGTGGGATTACTATATGGGATATTATGCGCTAGTGTCAAGCTTTAGTGTATTTCGTCGGAACCGCGGTGGTTTTGCTGTTTGATTTGCATTTCTTCTGCATTGACGGTTGCGTTGTGTATGCAGGAGGACAGGACTTTCATGGCGGTATCATTATCGGGGGCGAGGGACATGAGCGCGGTGAGTGTTTGCGTAAGCATTCCCCCGATAGCTGCGCCCATGTTCATATCGTTTGCGGTCATTTCTTGGATAAGTTCATGAGCGCATTCCATTGACCAAAAGAAGTCATCTTTTATTTCGTCTTCGACTTCTTGTAGCGAGGATGGCTTCATTTAATCTTTCCGAGGCAGATCATATCTTTTGACATAATCACGAACAGTACGGAGCAAGATGCCCGTCATGGTCGCAATTTCTTGGTCTGTTATGTTTTTCAGTTTCATATTATTGATTATCTTAGCCTTGTCGGGCAGTTTTTTAAAGTCTGTTTTTGGTCGGCCGCCTTTGTTGCCAGATTGTTTGCCACCATCCCATGCGGCGCGTTGCCCTAAATCAGATTTTAGTTTTGGATTTATGGCGTGGTCAAACTTCAATTGCTTGATCCACGCTTCGCGGTACAGGTCCTGATATTCAGGAGAATCGGGGGTCAGTTTCATTTTTTGGCCTCCCATGTGTCCACCTCCGCGTACCAATTGCCGGTGCGGCCACTTTCTTTTACTTGGACGTTTATCCAATCACCGTCTTTTTCGGACAGCCACGCGATCAGGTCTTCGCGTTTTATGCTAAGATTGCACTTAACGAAGTCAGGCGCTTTCTCGTTTGGTTTCTTGGCCATCAGGCCGTTAACAAAATCAGGCATTTTTCCCTCCTTAAAAAAGATACCCCCAGCCGCGGGCAAGCAACTGGGGGTGGTTTTACTACGGAGTGCAACATGTCGTTACAGCACCTACTTTACACAGAGATATGGGATAAGCAACACTTAATCGCATATTTCCTTTGGAAACTCGGCGGTTTTGGGGTCGTCTATAATTGTTAAAGTACATGTCTTACAAACCCGAACAAGTTTTTCTTCTGTCTTTTCCGTTACCTGAAGCACTTGTTCGCACTTCGGACAGCGGTTTTTCATAAGTCGTTTGTGAAACGAATTATTACTTTGATACGAGATTGTCATCCGCAACCACCGTTTCGTTGGATTTCTTTACGAGAGCGCGTTCGAATTTATACCAATCAAAAACCACGCGGAGTTGTCCCCCGATTGTTCTGCCTTCTGTTTTAGACAGTTCTTTTATTTCTTCGTACACTTCGCGTGGTACGAGGACACTTTTCCAGCGTGTGGTATCCATTTTTTATCTCCAAGTCCCGCTTTGTCTAGGATATTATAGGAGAATATGCAAGAATGCAAGAAAAAGGGGGATATAATGAGTTTTGTTTTGTTTGGTCAAATGGATGATCCTAATATCGCAGCGTTGCGTCCGCATTTCGATTTGTTTCTGGATCAGGCCGGAGACTACACGTGGGACATAAATACAAATACTCTTGTTTATTGTGACGAACCGGTTAACATGCGCGGGTTTTTTGGCAGGGCCAACGTGTTCACAGAAAACACGCATCAACGTTTCAACAATTGGCATCTTATGGCGAATTACTTGGACGCTAACTCGCATGTGTCTCGTTATAACAGGCGTTATAACCATGGCACACCTATCAAAGCTTCTAACTTGCGTCGGGCCATGGCCGCGGGCCTTGCGATACCGCGCACGATCATTGGTAAGGGGCCTTTGGAGGGCGATTGCATTGTCAAACCGCTTACGGGCGGACAGCATTGCCAATCCGGTAATGAATCGATGTACACGGGAATCATACAGCACCGCATAGCAGGGAATAATCGGCGTTTGTTTCTTATCGGAAACCAGCACTTTGGTTTCAGGTTAGATACGACGGAGCTAGATTACCGGGACGATCCCCACACAAAGGTTTCGGTGGAACATTTTCCGCAGGATGAGGTCGATAAAGTAAGAACCGTGGCGCGTGGGCTGGGGTTAACCTTTTGCGCGGCGGATTTCATGGACGATGTATTTTTGGAGGTGAACAGCGGCCCTATGTTCGCGGCCTTTGATGCGGTTGTTTACGGAGCCCTTGCGAAGGCTATTCGTGCAGAGTTAAAATAAAAAACCCCCAACCGTTGCAGTGCGAAACCTAGCCGGGTTGGGGGCAGTTAGACAAGGGCCACAGGCGTAGCCGTGTCGAGCAGGAAAGAGAGCCTACATGGACTCGCCCCAAGACGGTCCCATTTCAACATCACATTTACTCGGGACCTCCAGAGGAAGAACATTCTCCATGATTTTAGCTATTTCATTAGCTTCGTCAACATTTTTTACAGACATGGCGATTTCGTCATGAATTTGGATAAGCGGGAGGTGGCCTTGTTTGTACAGAGCAACCATTGCTTTTTTGGTCATGTCCGCGGCGGACGCTTGGATGAGCCTGTTCAAAGCTTTGTATGTGTATGCCCTTTTAAGACGCGTAGTGGGCCCGTAGGTGGACACAGCTTCCCGGTAAGGCAGTGCTTTGTTCATTGCGAACGTGTCGGGTTCCCACATGTCAAACCTGCACTTACGGCCTCCCAGTGAGCGCAGAGCGCCTGCCGACGATTTCTCGTTTAACCTGTTCATAACGCCGGTCATCAGTCCTTTTACGAAGGGAACGCGATCATGGTATTGTTTGACCAGCTTCTTGGCTTCTTCGACAGGAATGTCCAAGCTTTCCGCCATTTTGTTTACGCCCATGCCATACATCAGACCGAGGTTAATGGTCTTTGCTTGCTTACGTGGAATGTTTGTCATCTCGGCAACCATGGTATGGAAGTCTGTTCCGGGGTCCGTGTTGTATGCTTCAACAAACTCGGCTGCGCCATCCAGAGGGATGCCGCGTGTTTTGCCATAAACGTGAGCGTAGTGAACCAAGATGCGTGGTTCTTGTTGCGAGTAGTCGATGGCGGCCCATTGGTCACCTTCTTCTGGCAGGAACAGACTGCGGATCATGGGACCTAGTTCTGGATCGCGGGCCGGGATTTGTTGCAGGTTGGGGTTGGACATTGAAATTCTACCGCTAACGGTGCCCCCATCGTCTGACCGGATTTGGTTTATGTGCGAATGTATGCGTCCGTCTGTGCGGCAATGCTTCATAATTGTGTTGATAAAGGTGCCTGACGTTTTGTTCAGGTTCCGCGCTTCGACAACCAGCTTTGCCACGGGGTGCGGGTTTTCGTTTAGGAACTGTTTGGTAAACGACGGAGCGCCTTTTTCTGTTTTAGGGTAAGTTATGTCCAGCTTGTCGAAAGCCTTGGACAGCGATTGCGCGGCCCATATTTCCACATCTGTTCCCGTGATGCGTTTAACTTCCTTCATGACTTCTTTTTCGCGCTTGAGGAGCATGTCCTTGGTCCGCTCCACGCGGTTCACGTCTATGCGAACGCCACGCATTGTCATGTCCACAAGGCACGGTAGGAGGTCGAGTTCTGTGTTAGCTATGTCCCATAGGTCTTCTTTACCCAACAGGGTAGAAAAGTAATTCCAAAGCTCCAGCGTAAGTACGGCATCTACCTCGGCATATGGGCCGACATACATAGCGGGCATTTTCCACATCTCGGCTTTTGGATCGACACCAAACTCCCGAGCGGCTTCAACCAGCGCCTTTTCTGATTTGGTTTTGCCTAAATGTTCGTAGGCCAGAGCGTTGAGACTGTAACTGAACCGGTTTTCATCAAGCAGAGAGGCGACAAGCATTGTATCGATTATGCGGCCGTTGACCGTGAAGCCCATCTGTTTAATCCAGCCCAAGTCATATTGAGCATTGTGCATGATCTTATCGGCAGGGCATTCAAAGACTTTGCGCAGCCATTTATTGACTTGTTTTTCGTCCAGATTTCCGCCGCCGAAGTGCCGTATCGGAATGTAGCCGGACCACCCGTCCACTGCTACGGCATACCCTACGACTTCCCCGTCCCCGGTGGGCCACCCGGGCCCGTTTTTCTTTAAGTTAGGGTCACGGGTTTCGACATCAATCGCAATCTTTGATGCGCTTGTGATGTCCGGTAACTCAAGGGGTGGGACCCATTCACTTTTTGGAGCGAACATTGCCATTTGCAGATTTGCCATTATTTATTTCCTCAATGATTTTATTTACGGGGCGGGCATCTCTCTCGACGAATTCCGCTCCCAAACCGGTGTATCCGGCTTTATCTATCCATGAATCCTCATGGTCTATTGTTTCTATCAGACGACTTGTTTTAACCCAGTCCATCATCAACGTGACGTGGGACGGGGTTACATAACCGTGACTTGTAAGAGCCCCGCGTATGATGACGTTCCAACCATCCGCGATACGAGCATGATTATCGTAAGCATCGCCGTAATCTTTGGCCCGGTCCCCGTTAATCAGGGATTTTGCTGCATCCAGCACTTCATCTCGTTTCATCTAATCCTCCAACAAATCTTGACCAAGAGGTTTAACAGATAATTCAAGCCGCCAGCGGCGAGCCGTCCCCGTTTC